GTAGACATAAAACTCATTATTACCCATCCAAAAAACATTATCTTCAATAGCTACAGCACTATTGGGACTTCGTATAGATATACCCTCAGATACAATAGTAATACCAAAAGTATCAGGAGGTCCTATAAACTGCATAGAATAAATAGAAGTATCTGTAAAAACCAAGATCTCTCTTTTGGTTTCTATAGCGGTTATAATCTTAGAACCACTGGATATCTTTAGGTCACCTGCCGTATTGTCAACTGTAGCTTTCCAATCTAAAGCATTTCTCTGATCAGAAAACCTAATTAACAAAGGGTCCTGTGTACCGGGGTCATCCTCTGAATCACAACCAAAAGCAATAACGTGTAAGTCTACATCGGACACAAGTACCTTAACGGCAACAGAAGGAGGACTGACCGCACCTGCCACCGAGCTTAAAACAACTGCCCTATTTGTTAAGCCTGACGAGCTATCATAATAATATAACCCACCGTTAAAGATATTAATAACAAGGTCTTCTCCAAAGTTGTCATGTGTCCAAAGCCTCAATACACTTTCTACCGTGGGCGTAGTAGCACTGTTCCATGTGCCACGACCCCATGTTCCTGCATTCCAACCGTCACCTGTAATAGATGTATTTAAACCTATATTGAGCTGATAGGCCCCTACTGTTGAACTACCCCCATTACCACTGTCTGAACTATTTGCCGTAACAGCAACTGGCGTATAAATGCCATTAAGCGTGATCCGTGAGACGGGGTTAACCTCCCTTGCTGTAATAGTATAGGTGTTTGCTGTTGGAACCGTAACAATCTTATATTCCTGATTTAACACCTCTGCTGTGATATTACCTCCCAAAGAAGCTGCCCCGCTAAAAGTGACAAAGTCCCCCACTATAGCACCGTGTGATGTATCCGTTACAGTAATAGTGGATGATCCGTCAGTCGCGGAAAACGTAACGTCGCCCGCAGAGGTTGTAGCTCTTAATGGTGTAATATCATAATAAGCACCACCATATAACACATAATACTTTTCATTCGTGCCCACACCAAGATAATTAGCGAGTGAGATGGTTTGCCAAGGGTGTAAAGCCCTTGTTACACCTAAATGTGAATTAGGTGTTTTCTTTGCCCAACCCCCTATTTTTTCTGGAAAACCTGCTCTAAAACGTACTTTATCACAGTCGAACCACCCACCTTCATTAGAATAAGAAGTTGTTTCCTTGTTGATACCGGGTCTAAACTGTAACTTGCTTAAAGGCATTCATATTACATCCTATATAAAATAGCTATCAGTAAAAGAATAATAGAGGTAGCTGACCCTATTGCCCAAGCTTCAATACGTTTAATACGATTATAAAGATCTTTAAACTGTATGTGTATTTCAGTTTCTAATGCCACAACTCTTTTATCAAGCTCTGTTATCTTTGTCATTTATACTACCAAGGCACTCCTGTTGATTTAGTATTTGCTTTTTCTATTTGAGCTGCACACTTTTCTGTCAGCCTTTTTTCAATAGCATCTACTTTCATTCTTTCATCAGACTGTGCATTACAAGCTGATTTGACCCAACCTATAACGTCACTTTCTTTTAAATCATCATATTTAATAAAGCCACTGCCAGAAGCATCATAGGTGCAAGTATATTTACCACCTTCTACTGCTCTTGCTGTTCCATCTACACCAGAACATTCCCATCTGACTTCTGTTACACCACCATCAGCAGTTGTTCTCTGCATCTGATTTATCTTCCAAGTTATTGTTGCTGCCATTTTATGCTCCTGATTGGCTTTCTATATGTTTTTTATAAGCTTCTTTAACTGCATCTGTATGCACTGCATTACAAATAGCTTTTACTTCTTCAGATTGTCCTGATATATCATCTGTTGGACTTACAACATGACGATGAAATGAACGATTAATTTCTTTTCCATCTTTCTTAATAACAGTTGCAGTTCTTACTTGTACCATTCTGTAATCTCCAACTATTTCTATTTGATCTTCTATTGTTTCTTCTGTTAATGCCATTTTTATTCTCCTATGTATAATAAACTAAAGCCATATTAACTCTGCCATCTTGAACTTCACCTCTTTGAACAAAAACATTTCCAGTGCCACTTTGACCACCTCTTGAAATATAAAAGTTAGAACCAGATGGCGTAGCTCCTGTAATATCTGAAACTGTAAACATATATGTTGTATTATAACTATTACCAAAACCAAAGGTGGTCATGACATTTCCTCCATCAGGTGTAAATGGTAAACCACTAATAAATGGATGAGTTGCTGAACCTTGAGAATAACTGCTTATATTCATTACAACCTGTACAAAAACTAATCTACCTATTTTTGTATATGTACCAGAATTAGATTGAGTAGCACTAAAACCACTACCACCATCTAATGCAGGTGTCCAAGTACCTTCTTCATACGCATCTAAAATTTGAGATGTGCCACCTGCTGCTGCTGTTGGGCCTGCAAAATTTATACCCTTTCCATTAGTTTCAATGATAACATTACCAGTTTTTACATTAAGATCGCCATCAGCTTCTATTCTCAAGCGTTCTGTGAGATTAGTGTCAGTACCTCTATCAGCAAAAGGTTGATGATTAAAGGTCATAAAATGACCAGTGGTCATTGCAAAACCACAACCAGAAGCACCAGTTCCCATATCTAAATGTTTTGCTCCATTATAATTAGATGATATTTTAGGTAAACTACTGTCTTGAACTTGAAATTTAGCTGCAATAGTGGCTGTGCCTGTTCCAACCCCAACCTTTCCATTTCCATCAACACAAAACCTAGAAAGAGAACTTGCATCACTTACTTGAAAAGTATTACCAGTATTAAAACCACCCTCAATAATGTGCATAGCCTTAGTGTCTATTTCACTGCCACTAGAACCTGCAGGTCCTGAGATAGTAAACATTGAACCAGAAACACCTAACGTATTAACTCCAATAGAATTATTAGCTCCATCAACACAAAACATTACGGAATTGTCGTCACTTTCAACACGAAAGTCTAAGTTTCCACTATCCTCATTTATTATAGTTTCTGTAGAATTTGATTTAAAACGGCTTTTACTGCCTGTGCTATCAAAAATAAAAAAACTATCGTCTGTGTCTACACCTAAACTATAATTTCGTGCATCATTTAAAAATCTAGCAAAAGCAACACCATTTGTACCTTCTGTTTCTATTCTAACTCCTGTATTTCCTGATGTTTGTTTAACATGAAGAGTATCGCTAGTGCTTGGAGCATTAGTACCTATTCCAACATTGTTATTACCACCATCAACAAATAGCATATTAGCATTGCCATCACTCTCAATACGAAAGTCCTTATCAGCCCCTGTTTCATTAAAAGTTGCGTTACCACCATCAATTTTAAAATAATTTACATAGTTTGAGCCATTGTCTGTAGATAAATTAAATTGAATATCATCACCTGCACCACCATTCATAAGGATTTGATGTCTGTTTTGAAAAGTAGATGTGCTTGGACTTTCAATCTTGATTAATAAGCCACCATTACCAGTGGTTATATTAGCATGATTTGCACCTGAAAATGTATCATTGTCAAAAATTAACTTAGGCTCATCTGCATCAGTGCTTGTATCGTTTCTTAATGTTAAGGTGTTTGCACCTACAAGAGTAGCTGTTGTGCCTGTTATAGCACCAGAAACAGTTAAAGCTGCAATTGTCGTTGTGCCTGTCAAATCCAAATCGACTAAGGCATCTGTAACAGCTGCTCCTGAACCTGCACCATCACTATAAACCATTTTAACTGCGCCATTACCTATTGTGACATTGGCTCCAGAACCTTGACTTATAATAATATTTTGTGATCCAGAGGTAGCATTTTCAATAAACCACACTTTACTTACAGTGTTTGGTCCTAGTGTAATAGTACAAGCAGAATCTAATGTACCTGTATATTTTAAATAGATAGAACGACCGGGGTCTGTAGCACCGTCCGCTATCGTGGTAGTATGCGTATCTGCATTTGTTGTAATTGCTTCCGTTCCAAAACTAAAAGCCTCTGCTATTAGCTCAAGATTGGTATTCGTGGTATCACCCCACGTTCCTGATTGCTCACCAGAACCAATCTCTTCTAATCTTAAATCATTGGTATATACACTTGACATTGCTTACCTCATGCTGCTTTATCAAGCCAAGATGGATCTTGGCTTGGGGTTATTGTACTGTAACTCGGTGTTTGACTTGGTGTAAAAGTGCTATAACTAGCATCTTGATCTGGTATAATCTCACCCCAAGTCGGTATAATCGTTTCTGTTGTTCTACCGATTGCCATAGTTCCTGCCACACCTGTAACCGAAATATTAGCAAAACCTGTAATAGTAACCGTACCAACCGCACCCGTAGCCTCTACACCATTTAAAGTTTCAAAAGTATTACCAAGCGCAGATGTACCCGCCACACCAGTGACTGATATGTTGGCTGCCCCTGTTATGGTTACTGAGCCAACGGCAGACGTTCCTGCCACACCTGTCTGCGTTTCAAACACATTACCTAAAGCAGTTGTACCTGCTACACCTGTCGGTGATATATTGGCTGCCCCAACTACAGTGGTAGATCCTACAGCACCTGTGCCTGCTAAACCCGTTACAGAAAGGTTTGAATTAGCGGTGATGGAAACCGTGCCAATAGCACTTGTACCTGCAACCCCAAAAACACCAATCTCACCTTCGCCTGTAATAGCTACAGAGCCAACGGAAGCTGTTGCACTAGGAAAAACGCCCTCACCATTCCAAGTGCCTGTATTCCAAGCAGTTAGAGAGCTATTCCATCCTTTAAACGCAACAACTGTCGCCATTAAGCAATCCTTATAATCGCATTACTTGCATCAGCCGTAGGAAACACAATTGTAAAGTCACCACTACTGGCTGCTTTATCTGCACCAAAATCTAAAACAGCAACGGATGGATCTCCTGTTGCAGTCTCATTAAATATTAAAGCACCTCTTACCGCACTAATAGTAACATTGCTAAATGTCTCATCAGCAAAGTCTACCAATGCCGTTGTGCCACTTGCCGTGGGTGTTACAGGATTTAATGCCTGACCCTTAGCTGAGTAATTAGTACCACTTATTTCGTTACTAGAGGTATAAGCTGTGGTAGCTGCTGTAAATGAGGCACTATTATCATATAAGGCCACATTAAAAGTATTTCCTGTTGTTGCTGTAAAATTATGAACACCTTTCAAAAGTTCTGTTTTAAAAGAGGTACATAAAAAATTTCCCGTAAAAGCCATTACATTCTCCTTATATATTCTGCTAGTTTGGGGTTGCCTGAATCTTTTATTGCATTATATACGGTGGTTCTATCACTTTTAATAGCCTGTCTCATATAAATTGCAATTATTTTCTCCATTTCTCTACGATAAGCATGAGCCTGTTCTCTTATTGCAGGGTGAGCATTATCTGATACACCAATTATTTTATTGACACATCTTTCAGCTACCTCCTCAGGGGTTTGCCCTCTGTTATCAGTAGTTTGTATTTGTACTGAAAAGTTCTTACCCATACTTAACGAATCAGTAAACATTATGTCCTTGCCTTTCTAATTGGACCCATTGTGTATTCATCGACTACTTCTTTCGCTTCACCTAAATTCTTTAATCTACCTATTGCTTCAGCAAACCTTGTATTATAAACATTCATAATATCAGGATCACCTTTCATATAAATATAACACTCTATTAGGGATCCGTAAAGCAAAGCGAGTTCCGCGTTTGTGCTTAACCAAGATTCTGTTGTGTCTGAGGTAAATGAAGATAAAGTTGTAGAAGCCCCAGAAGTGCCTCCTGTTATGGTTTCTGTAGCCGTGAAACTATCTTTAGGGACAATGACTGTCATAGTCGTGCTAGATGGTAAGGCTGTAATAGTTGTGGTAGATCCAGAAGTACCTCCTGTTATGGTTTCACCCACTGTAAAAGAAGAACTACTACTTACCGTAAAACTAATGGTACTATCTGTTAGACTAGCAGGTCTGTAAAAGTAACTTAGATTTACAGTGTATCCACTGTCAGGCGTAGGGGCGATTACAAAATTATCCACATCAAACTGTGCATAAAACCTTGGTACACCTGTTGTAGAAGCATTAGGTGTAAAGGTTTGAATAAATTCTTTTTCTTTAAATTGTAAGTATGTGTATTCACTACTATTAGTAATGGTCAAAGCATTAGGTGCTAGAAAATCA